CAAGGACATTCAGGACGCCGAAGTCATCGAAGAACCTCAGCAGCAGGCCGAAGAGCAAAAGTAAACCAAATTAAGGACGGCCCCGACATGGGGCCAAAACAATATGCAAACTGTTAGTTTTGAAAAATTCTGTTCGGGGCGTCCGACGATATACCGACTTTTTTATTGTGGCGCCTTATGCGGGTTTCTGTTTAAAAAGCATAAAGACTGGAAATACATCTCCTTTGCAAATTGGGCTCCTCCTATCAGAGAGTTCAAAACTTTAAAAGAAGCAAAGCACTACGTGCGCTCTTGGTTCGACAGAAACGGTCTATTTTCATATGCACTGAGATGAAACAATTGGCTAAGAGAGGAACAAATGGGAGTCAAGTTCAAGACTGTTAATGGACGAGAACAAGTTGAATACCAGAATAAAGAACTAGGTTACAACCTAGTTATCGGATTCATCAAGGACTACGGAGACTATGGATTTACGTTTGTTCTTGAATATAGCCTGTTCATACTGTCCGACGGTAAAGACCTCGGAGCCTTCTTATTTTCTCACCTAAACAACCAATACTTTTCTTGCCCGCTCGATGCTGAGGGAGAAGTCAAACGCGTTATTAAGCTATTTGAGAAACAGGAGATATTTCGAGCAGCTCTAGGAAAAAGATGACGGCTATTAATAAGTTCAACTTGCCCTCATGTGGATATGACAAAACAATTTAAACAAGTTCTCGACCCCGCCTGTGGCGGTCGAAAATTCTACTTTGACAAAAACAATCCTATCGTTCTCTTTGGAGATATAAGAGATGAATCCTACGTACAGTGTGATTACCGGACACTAAACGTTCACCCGGATCAAAATTTAGATTTTAGGTCCCTTCCCTTCGGAGACAGTTCATTTTATTTAGTCATCTTCGATCCCCCTCATCTTTACAACCTTGGAAAGACCTCTTACATGGCCCAGTCTTACGGAGTCCTCAACAAGGAAACTTGGAAGGAAGATTTGCAAAAGGGCTTTAGAGAATGCTGGAGAGTTCTTAAGCCTCACGGCACTCTAATTTTTAAATGGACCGACAAGGACATTCCACTTCCGCTAATTCTTCACCTCTTCAAGCCTATTGTTCCACTATGCGGAGACAAGAAAGTGACAAGTTCAAAAACTGGAGTCTCCAGATTCTGGCTAGTTTTTTATAAGAGTAAGTAACATGAAATTGGAATTCATGGGCTATGACGGCCAGTACCCACAGCTCTGCCC